TTTTAGTAATATTGAGTATTATAGTACCCCAATATATCGTCCCTATCTGATTACTAATTTTACTTTTTCTAAAAGATCTAGTAATAAGTTTACATTCATAAGATTTACTCCTATAAAAACTACTTTTTCAGCGTCAGGTGTGGTTAATGGTACTAATATAAGACTTATTGCTGAAGTTGTATTAGAAACACCTAGTAATGGAGATATAACTTATAATATACCTCTAATGTCTACTGTAGCAATTAATACTTCGTTTTCCACACAAAACATTTTTATAGACTGTGTTCCTTTATCATTTGTACTTCTAAATAAAGGAACATATAATCACGATACTACCTTACAGGGACCACAATCATTTAATACTACTAATAAAACAGGAGCACCGGGTGATCTTACTACTGCTAACTACAATATAATTGGAGATTTTAAGCTTAAAAATCTAGGTTTTTTTGCTTGGATAGATGCATCTTATAGTGGAACCCAAAGAGTACAGCTACTTTATGAACAACATTCACTAAATCTTCTCTCTAGTTACATTGAAATTAGAGAAGCATAAAAGGAATACTTATGGTCGAAAATAACCTTGCAATATATGTTTCTGTTATGCAGTTGGCTATTCTCACCATCGGTGTAGTCACTGTCATTGTAAGATTAGGTAAGCGAGAAGCCATGATAGAATCCAATGCCGAAGAGTTAAGACAACTCAAGGAGATAACAAAGGATTTGGTAAAGGCTGACATTGAGAACGGCAAGAATATCCTAACAGTAGTTGGTGATCTCAAGGCACTGAAATACCGTGTCGAAATGCTGGAGTCAAAATGATTCGCTATCTCTGGTTTTTATTTCTGGTTGGATGTTCTTCAACCGAAGAAATATCCACCAGCAACCACTATATCCAAAAAGAAGCAATGTCAATAATTCAGACCAATGATATCAAGGTAGCTCACAAGCATGCCCACAATATCATAGGCGAGTCTGCTGACATTGCTGGAGCGGTTGGCAATGTACAAGATACTACCCCGTGGTGGGGTGACATGATCACATACGGGGCCATTGCTTTGGCTGTGATTGGTGTCTGTTTCCTCCTCTGGTATACCGGAGTAGGTTCTCTAATCAAAAAGGTGGTCTATTCATTAGGACTGTTCATTCCTGACAAAAAGCTTCAGCAAGCCAAGGTGCTTGCCGAGGCCAAGGATGATACAGATCCAACCACCATTCGTGAAGCAATTGCAGTAATGCGAGCCAGTGATCCTGCGTTCGATGCTGCATACAAGAAAGTGAGTAAGTAACATGGATTCATTCCTAGGTTCAGTTTGGTTCGCTCTTATGCTCTTTGCAGTCGGCTACATTGCGGGTTCTGTCGTTCCCGTAAGCAAGCTGCCTGAGCTTTTCAAGAAGAAGTGAACAAAGAACTAATCAACGAATTAAATAAAAGGCTGCTTGATTGTCTTATGGAAGATCTCTATGATGACACTAAGCGAACACCCGGTTTGTATACTATTATTCGTGGTGTCATAAACGACAATAGAGAAGCTTTAGATGGAATTCCTTCTTCTTCATTAGATACTTTAGAAGAAGCTATGAAATCTAAAATGCCTTTTAAATTCAAATCCTCTCAGATTTAACACCCACGGTTCCTAGGGGCAGGAATGCCTCTAGGAGCCTTTTGTTTGATTCAGGCTATCTAGATAGACAAAATCCGTTAGAACCGTTTATAGGCCATTCTAGGGCCGTTAGGAGGCAAACCATGAAGCCACCCCCAGAGGTCATAGACGACTTCCGTAATCACCTATACTTTTGCTTTAAATATTTGGGGCTAGGAGAACCTACCCCACTCCAGTACGCCATAGCCCACAGGCTGCAGGACGGTCCTAATGACCACATCCTACAGGCAGGGCGTGGTGCTGGCAAGAGTGTAATTACGGCTTGTTATGTTTCGTGGATTCTCCTACGGAATCCCAATACTACAGTACTTGTACTTTCTGCTACGGCTGACAAGGCCATCAAGTTCGTGTCGCAGACCAGATCAATCCTGACTCTGGTTCCCTACATGAAGACCCTTGAGCCACAGGAGTTTGACAAGGATAGTGCATTCGGATTTAATGTAAACAACAGAACTAAATTCACTCAGGATCTATCCGTTACCGCCAGAGGCATCACCTCTCAGATCACTGGTCTACACGCAGACAAGATCATTGGCGATGACATTGAGATCCCTGAGAACTCAGACAGTCCACAGGCCAGAGAGAAACTCTGGGAGAGATGTCTTGAGCTTGAGAATGTAAAGAACAAAGAAGATGATTCTTCTATTCGATTCCTAGGTACGCCACAATCCAAGGACTCCGTATACAACAAACTAGGTGGCATATACAAGATTATCAAGTTTCCCGCAGTAATGCCAGACTTGGATAATGCAGAGGATGTTGAAGATGTTGATACCTATGTGTTGCAATTGGGCTTGGAGTCGGGTTGTTCGACTCAGCCGGAAAGATTCTCAGATGAGAAACTTGCTGAACTTGAAGCAAAGATTGGTCCTACAAACTTTGAACTCCACTATAAACTCAAAACGACTTCAGCAGACAACAAGAAGTATCCGCTCAGGCTTCAAGACCTGATAGTTATTGATGTCGATCCAGAGGTATTTCCCGTAAAGGTAGTCCATGCAAAGAGCGTGGTCAATCGGCGGGTATCCTCGTTCGGCATGAAAGGAGATCTGGTCTATGAGCCAATGCACATTGAACCTAAGTTTGTCCCGTACTCACAGACCGTTCTCTTCATCGACCCATCTGGTCGTGGCGCGGATGAAACTGCAATATGCATTGCGTCATTCGCTCATGGTTATGTTGTCATCCATGAACTCCTTGGCATTCAGGGCGGATATGACACGCCCACACTGAAGCAAATCTGCAAGTTGATCAACCAGTACGATATCAACTTAGTTCGATATGAGTCCAACTATGGTGATGGAATGTTCGGAAAGATCCTTGCACCAGTAGTCATGCAGAACTGCGGTCAGGTAGCCATTGAGGAATTCAAGGTATCCGGCCAAAAGGAAGTACGAATAATCAATACCCTTGAGCCTATCATGTCTCAACACAGACTTGTCATGGATACTCAGGTATTGCTTAACAAGGATAATCAAATTCAGATTACCAGAATGCAGGAAAAGCGTGGAGCACTGAAGCATGATGACCGTGTGGATGTCCTCGCTGCTGCCGTGTCTTACTGGACTGATGCCTTGGCAATCGACCCCGAAAAGGAAATGATTGTAAGACAAGAAGAAGATTACAAGAACAAAGTAAAAGAATGGATGAGCAACAAGAGATCCCTAGGTATTCTAGGTGATAGAATCTCTGGTGCTGTCCTGCTAAATGGAAAAGAACCAAAAGAAAAGAAGTTTGGTAAGTCTATTCTAAACCGAAAAAAAAGATGAGCATAGTAATTGTAACTGGATTAGGCCCAAGAACTGGTACATCCTTTGTAATGCAGCAAGCAAAGCAAAAAGGATTGCCAATAACAGGTGAAAAATTCATTCCTGATTTTACCGTTGAACAACACAATGAGAACGGTTATTGGGAAACTTTGAAATATGATCCCACAATTAATAACTGCATAGTCAAACTATGGTATCCTACTTTCTTAGATGTTAATATACAAAACATTGGAGGTATTGTTGTACTGGAGAGAAAAGACAAACTAGCTCAGATAGCCAGCCTTTACAAAGTATTCAAAGATGAATGTAAGTTAAATCCTTTATTAGTATCTTTGGATTCTCCATCATCATTACTATTACCTTTTATTGAAAACACAGAAAAATGGTTATCACTATTTAAGGAAACAAAGTTAAAGAGAGTTTACACGGAAGATTTAGATTCTTCAATAGATGAAATTCTCTTATTCATAGAAAGAGGACTAACATGCCAGCATTCATAATGGGTGGTTTGGCCTTAGCGTCTGGTGTAATGGGCGCATTCGGTGCGTCAAGCCAAGCAAAATCTCAAGCTATGGCTGCAGAAATACAGCAGCGTAATGCAAACTTTCAGGCACAGTGGCAAAAAGAAGCGCAAGATAGAAATACTATGCGACAGTTCCAAGCTAATCTTGAAAGAAATATTCAAATAGAAAAAGCAGCCAACAAAGAAAGAGCAATGGCTGAACTTTACTTAGATAAGACTTTCTCAAATCAAAAGAGTACCCTCAGCAAGCAGACCGCGCAAGTCAATGCTCAATTTTTGGCAGCAACCACAGGACGGGGAATGAACCCAACTAGTGGTACAGCCCGAGCCTTGTTCCGTCAGAACATTGAGTCGCTTGGAAATAACATGGTGGCTCTAAAGTTAAATCATAGAAGTGCATATCAGGATATTGTGACTCAGCAGCAAGCAAGACTTGCTCAGAGGGCATCATCCATCAGCCCTGATCTTGGTGTCTTTATCCCAGCTAAGGGTGGCATTCCAGATAATTCCAGTGCTGCTTTGACAACAGGGCTTATTCAGGCCGGTCTACAAGGAGTATCTGCTGGTATTAATGCACAATTAATGTATGGCAAACAGCCGCAAGGAGCACCACCAGCAAGCGGAAGTGTGCCAGATTTAGGAGCAAATGCTGGTGGATATGGGCCACCAACATCATTAATGTATACAGGAGTAGGAAGTGCTTCTTATGGCGGATATCCATCAATTCAACTCGGAGGTAGTTAATGGCTAAGAAAGATCTTATGTCTTCTTTGCAGAAGATTGCTTCTGAATCTATAACCGGAACAGCAATACCGGAAGCAAAAGAACAAGAATTAATTGATACTCAAGATGTTGCAAAGATTAAGCAGATTGCTGAAGTTGCAAATCGAATGTATCCAAATAACCCAGCTAACCGTTTTAATTACTGGAAAAAGAATATTAGTATAGATGGTATGTCAAACACTGCTAGAAACGAGTATTGGAAGATATACCAAAACATTCACCCAAGAGGTTTAGATGGTGCTAAGTCTGATTTTGTAAATGTAACTCTAAACGAAATTAACCTAATTAATGGTGTTTCAAATAAAGAGTTTTTCTTACGGGATCGTCTTGATAACTCACCATTATGGGCTAAGGAAGTACTTGAACCAGAACTTGCAAAGCTATCAACAACGGTTGCAAATGCTAATTTAAGTAAGGCAAGTCAAGTCTATAGCAAGAGTTTACAAGAAAAAGTCAATACCTTTATTCTTCAGAATGAACTAGATCCAGATGTGTCTGTGGAACAACACACAGCTGACTTCGTAAGACTAGAGCAACTAAATTTGTTTGATGTTGCGAATGTTGTCAATGGTCGCATTGGAATCTACGGACAAAACAACCAGTTCGTTCCGGGTTTTGCTGTGGAAAACAGACAGCAAGTATTTCCAAAGGATCAATTCGGTGCTCCTTCGTTTGCTGAGCAAGTATTAGTTCGTGATAATGCAATCAATCCAATTAAACAAGCGGTTGATATGAAGCTTGCGGCACAACGCTCAGCTATTTCAATGCAAGAGCGACAGTCCGCAATGGAAGCCACAAAGCTTCTTGAACAAGGCTTCTATACCATTGATCGCTGGGGAGAAGCGTTTTCAATCAATGCCGAAAGCAGCCCTAAAGACCAGATCATTCGTGGTCTTAAGGGAGAGATTGCCAGCAAAAGAATCACTAATGAACAAGAACTTGCTGAAAGTATTTACACAGCAATGACAAAGTATCCAACAATGTTCGGAGATTTAAATGGCACAACGGAATAATCAAATGCAGCGTGGATTAGAACCACTGCAGCAAACAATATTTGAAACAGGCCCACAGGCTGGATTCACGCCACCAGAAGTTGCCAATGTTTATCAAGAAGGTCAGACACAGTTTGCTCAGCAGCAGATTGGTGTTGAAGCTGCTAACATTGATTGGTACACTCTTGGTCAGAATGCTTCTCAGCTTGCAGCACAGACTTACGAAAATGTACTAGACTATCTTATTGCATCTAAAAGAAATGGTGTAGATGAATTAAAAAGCAAGTATCAAAGTACTTTGGATGATTATTATCTCCAGCAAAGTACTGAACTTTATAACGCAGACAAAGAAAAAAGACCACCAAACTCTAAAGTAATCAATGATTTGGTAACACAAATCAAAGAAACTAAGGATGCTTTTAAAACCGATGCTATTAAAGTATTAGGTAATGATGGCTACTTTGCAGAAGATTTGGATGTACCAAGCTTGGGACTTAAATACCAAGAGCTAGCTGTAACATCCAGAAACTCTCTGCGAGACATTGATAGGTTTGCAAATAAACTTCTTTATGAGACACAGAGAGTTGTAAATGGTCTTGTTAAAGAAGAAGAAGGATATAATGCATGGAAGAATGGAGCGGGCGTTAGAGATCCTAAGATTCAATCCCAAGTTTTTATGGGAGTCTTGCCTTTACCTTCTCACCCAGAGAATCCAGAAATTCCTATTATTGGTTTTGAAAAAGATATGTCTGGAAATTGGACTCCACTTTCAATTACCAATCCAATGACAGGAGAACAGAATTATCCTGTAATCCAAAGAACAGATGGTAAGTGGTATTTCAGACCTGAGCATATTGATGCTTTAAAATCAGCAGATGATTTCAAAACACTAATAGATGTTGATCAATATTCTTACGGTGCATACAGTGCTGTAAGCAACGCTACAGGTCAATTTACTCTTGATATGGAAAGACTAATAAAAGATGCTGTAGAAACAGAGCAGCCAAACATTGGAATAGCTGCATATGTTTCAACAGCTCTTGCAAACATTCCAGACCATCTTGCTGATAATGCAATAGATCGAATCGAAGGTCTTGATGAAGATCAGAAGATCAAGCTATCCATGATGCGTATGCATGTTAAGAATGGTTTTGAAATTCAACAGCTTCCTCAAATCACTGGTCTTAAAAGAGATCTACTTAAGTCTACTTATGGTAGAGTACAGAAACTAAAAGCAGGAACCACGATTTACAATGTAGCGGAGAACGAACAAGAAGTAGAAAAGTTCGGGGAATTGACTTCAATTCTTTCCGCTATGATGCAGGAATATGGCTCCCCTCTTGATGAAGATGCTCTATCTTTTGAAGTTACTGGTCAGAATCTAATTGATGAAACACCAGAGATGTCTGCTTCTGCATTGCTCACACAGAATCCTCAGCTTGTTCCGATGGTTGCTAGAATTGCCGCAACATTGGATGCGAATGAAAATCTGTATAGAGACAATCCAGAGCAAAAAACAGAAGACATGAAAAAGCTATTGAAGGAACATATTAAAAGAGAGGGTTATTTGGTAATGCCAAATGATGCTACAGGTATTCCTAATATTCTGTATGCACCTAATCTAATGTACTTTAATGGCGCAAGAGATACCCTGCTAAGCCCACAAAAGCTTGCTGGTTTGCCAGAAGAAAAGCGAGAAAGACTGATAGCTGATCCTAGAGAACAAAACAAAGCTCTTGCCAATGCTCACTTGTTTAGCACAAACTGGACAGGCAATGTTGGAGGAGAAAACCTAGAAGATATTACTCTTCGTTTTGCCAAGCAAATAAGCCCTAAGCTTGATACAGAAGTATTTACAGCTTTAGTTAATGGGGCTGTCTATACCAAGCGAGATGACAAAGGAGCTAGAGTTCGTAGCCCCATGCCATTGATAGAGCTATTGCGGCTAACCGTTGCCGCAACTCCAACAGCAATGGAAAAGCGTGGATTAGCTCCAAGCATTAGTGAAGAAACGCGACCTTCTTTCGATGATCGCTTGGCATTCGCTAAAAAGATTTATGATGATCTTCCTGTAATGTCAGAGCAAGGAGCTATTCCTTGGCTAAAAGCAGATTTAGACATCACACAGCAAAACTATAACTTTGTAGGTACACCGAGGGGTGGCCTTCCTATTAAATTCCTTGAGATCAAGGGAGTATCGGGAGTCGATTACAAGGATGTTATGACTGTTCGTGGCTCTAGAGAACTTGGTGCTATTACCCCAAGAACAAATGATGGAATGCCTTTGATCTTTATTCCATCTCAAACAGATAGATCTGGAGATGTATCTAAAGAGTTTAAGGATGGCTTGAATAGATACTTAGAAGCAGAGCAAGGCGATTACAATATTGCACCTGTCTCTTATGATGTAGAGTCTGTTCCAAACACTGGACCAATGACTCCAGCAGAGGTCTTTAGCCAAGTAAATGAATCATACTTACCAGCTAGAGCCGCTATTTTAGTAAATGTTGATGAGCCACTTTCATCTTTTGAAAAGGCTCTTACATTCTTTACCCAAAACAATACAGCATTCCACGATATTGTTAAGTCAGACCCTGAGTTGACAGATGTTCAGAAGCTAGCTTGGGAAGTTGCTATTACCCCAGATGGTAAGCAAATCTACAATAAAAACAAAGCACTGTTTACAGAAGAAAACCTTAGGCTTCTTTATGACAAGGCTGTAGCAAATGGAGCTAAGACCCATGTTGATTTCATGGGTTATATCTTCAATGCAATGAAAGTCTATGGCGATAATAAGGAACTTGTTGGTGGTCGTTTAACAGGTGTAGAATATGTAACCAAGTCAACATCAGAAGATTTCTTAGGAAAAGAAGGAAAGAAAGCTGGCATTGTTCTTTATGAACCAACTAGTCCAGCTTTCTATGATGGCGTATTTGACCGTCTAAGCCAAGGCTACAATCTCTACAAAAAAGACGGTCAGTTCTATATGTTTACACCCGACAAAGCAACTAAAGATTTTACTATGGTTATTGATTCCTCAAAGCCACAAGAAGTAGTTGAATCTGAAGTGGGTAAGTTTAAGGCTAAGCAGGATAGAGTCAATAAGGCTAAGCAGATGTTCTTCACTGGAAAGAAGATGCCAAGTTCTAAAGGCATTGCTGAACTAGCCAGACCTTCTACAATCTCTGCGGAAAAGATCGACAGCTTCCATAAAGATTTTATGAAGTACTCTTATGATAATGATCTGCAGGAGTTTACTGATTTCCGCTTTATTGATTGGCCCCAGATTTATGCAGAGCACGGTCGCTTCCCCTTTAAGCCAGCAGAAGTTCCTGAGCAATACTTCTTGCCCGGACATTCGGCTAGCTTAAGTAGACGCGGTAAACTAGCTCTTAAAAACATCAGAGACAAAGACGCTACCTTTATTGGAGCTGGTGTCGATGAAGCAATGAAGGATGTTGAACCTTTTGTTTCATTAGATGGTTATCAGCCGCATCAAGTTATTCTGAAGCTTAATGCTTATTTACGAGGAACTAGTGCTGGTCTAGTATACGGTGCGTTGGATGCGGCAAAGACCGAAGAAGATGTCTATCGTATGGAAGGCGTAAAGCAAGAGCCAATGAAGTGGTTCAATAAAATCTTTGGTAATGACGATACAGCCCTATTGCGAAGAAGCAAGATGCCTTCTGGTGATAACATAACAATTCCAGAAAAAGCATTTAATCTTGTTAACTTTGCAAAAGCTACTGATTATCCATATGACTCAAACGCATTTGGGGGTCTTTCCCAACAGGCGTGGACTACGATTAAAGAGTCTAAGTTTACTCCACTAGAGTTAGAGTATCAAATCAGAGTACAGGCTGCAACAACCCATAAAGACAAGAAAGAAATTGAGCAGTTGAATGCCTCACTTGAAACCATTTCAAACGACTCGTTTGTGTTGGATTCAGCAAAGGCAAACCAGTTTGCTACTGAGCTTTATCAGGCATCCTTGTCTCCACAAGAAACTATGACAAGAGAAGAAGCAAAGGCATTGGCTTTTAATCCAGCCGCATTAGTTGAGATCAAAAGACGATACTTTGCTATGACACTAAAACCAGATGGGTACTTTACCCGTCCCGGCAAGAATGCTTTTACTTCAAGAGTAAGCATGATTTCCGATATGCTTAAACAACAACAATAACCTATTCATGGCGCATAGCTCCCAGAAAGGATACTAATGTTAAATTTCTCTGAAGGTTTTCCCATAATTCCAGAGACACCATCGGCGGGGCCATTGAGACTCAATGCTTACTCCCCCGGTCAGGTACTGGCTGCTTATGACGGAGATGATCTGGAGTTCCTAGATCCATCTCAGTTAACCAATCCACTCGCTTATACCCGAGGGGATATCAAGAAGGTAGAAACCTATAACCAGTACTACGCACTAATACAAGCCCTTGGTGCTTTGGAAGGAAACCTTACTGGCGTATCAGATGGCATTCTTGGTATTGCCAATGATCCCACAAAGGGTGCAGCATGGCGACAGCTAATCGGTAAAGCCCCACTAACACCAATTCGTTATGGTGATTCTGAGCTTACTCAAGAAGCCATTGATGCAGATCTAAAGAGTCTAAACATGATGCTGGAGGCCGAGGAGGGGGTAGATTTTTCTACCCTCTCCTACGACCAGCTATCAGATAGACAAAAGCAAATCAGAGATATCACGGCAAAGGTTGCGTATGCTGAGGCAAGAAACAAGGCAGCTGAAAAGCTTGGCTTTGATTGGCTTGATCAGGCCGCAGCGCAGGATATCTTTGGAATAACAAGCATACTATCAGATAAAGAATTGGCTGGAGATACTCAAGATATTGAAAAGCTAATGAACAGAGAAGACCCAAACTTTGATTATAAGTCATGGTTTGGTACTAAATTCTCAAATGAAATTGTTTCTCAGTACCTTGTTGAAAACGGAATCACAGACGATTTCATCAGCGACTCTCCAAATGCAGATCACGCAATGATGCGTATCATGGCACAGTTGAATACTTCCGATATTCAAAAGAGGATGCAAACATATACACCAACAGCTCTAGATTCTTTTAGACTACTAAGAGATGGTTTTATTGGTGGTATGATTAATAGCCCAGATACAATTCCAAGCATTGTAGCTGAACTAGGATTAGTCGGTATTTCAACCTTGGCTGGTTCTATGCTAGCTCCCGGCGCAGGAACCGTTGCTGGTGCTGCTGCTGGTGTAGCCGCAGCTGAAGGTATCTCTACGGCACTAGGCGCATCTTCAGTTTTTATGAGACTTAAGAAAGCATATGATGCTTCTACCTTTGCTGGTCGTGCTTTACGAGCAACCGCCTATACGACAGAAACCCTTTATAAGCTTCCATTGGGTATGATGCCCGGTTATGTAGCAAACTTTGGTTTGATTCGCGGAGCCGCTGCATCATTTACTTTTGGTGCTGTACAGGGTGGTCTTGCAGAGTATGCTAGACAGAAGCGAGAAATTGCTTTTGGTGCAGCAACCCTGTATGCCAATCCAAATGCAATGACCGATTACAATGCTTCTCTAATGGCAACAACTGCTTTAGAATCAGGTCTGTTGTTCGGCGGTGTCTTTGGTCTTGGCGGTGGTTTACTCCGTAGTGGTATCGGTGCATTCCAGAATAGAGTAAGTGGTGTAATGATCGACCCCAAGACAGGGTTTAGAAACATTGCAGACACTCGCTTTACTTTTGAGAACACTCCACTAGGAAACACAATTGACAATATCCGTGGTTTTGTAAATAGAAAAGAACGAGCACTTATTGATGCTCCTGTTGCTGAAAAAGCAGCTGTAGAATCTGTAATTGAAAACACAGAGATAACTCCAGAAAAGCTAGCAGCAGATACAGAAGCACGGGTAGATCGTGTCGAAACAAGAGAGGCTACTACTTCTCCTGATGCCGCAAGAGCGACACCAGAAGACGCCGGAACACGAAGATATGAAGGCGAAACAATCCCTGAGTATGTTGCCCGTGTTGCTCCTAATAGAGCAATCCGAAACATCTATGAGATTGTTACCGAGGTTGCTAGACGAACAAAAGCAGAAGGCAGTGAAAGACTTATTGAAGCTTCTGAGCAGTTTGATCAGATGTCTATTCAAGACCAAATGCGTGTTCTGTTCAATACCAAGAAAATATTGGACGATGCAAAGAAAGCCGAGACAGATGCTGTAGGTCTTCCAAAAGAACGAGAGCGTCTTTATGATGAGCTAGAAAAAAGCCGAAAGGCTTGGTTCTCTCGTCTTAAAAAGAAGCTACCAAAGGAAGCTTTCAAAGCACTTAAAGAAGAACTAGAAGAGAATAAGAAAGCTTCAGGCAGAAAGCTACCTGAGCTTCTTAGGGAAGCTAGAGATACAGCAAAGCCAGCTTCAGAGCGCAAGGCTGCTTCTGACGAGATGGCCGCTAAGTTGCTTGAGTCTATCTCAGCAGCCGCTGCTTCACCTGAGCGTGAAGCTCAGATCAAAGCACAGGTTCCTCCAGAAGTTCTTGATACAGTAGACGCTGCAATCGTAGAGCACAAGCTTACAGGCACAGTCAGTGACGCAACTGCTGAAGTTCTTAAGGCTGATATTGTTGGAGTAAAGAAACAGCCAAAGGTTGGTCCTGTAGATAGAATGCTAAATGCAATTTCAAAAAGCATAATTGCTGCTAAAATTGACCCAGATCGTGTAAAGAAGATTAAAGCTGTAATCAGAGATCCTGATTCATTCGTTTCTCTTATTGATGGCGACAAGGACAATGCCACTAGATTCTTTGACTATCTAAATGAGCTAGTCAATAATAACATGATTTCCAGCGCAGACAGACAGCTAGTACTTGCTTCTGTTGTTCATTTAAACTTCAGCTCAAGAGCTTTTGGCATTGAGTTTAAAGTTGAGAGCATTCTTGACAATGTAGGTAATAAGCAAAAGGATCTTATCGGATCGTTCAGACGGTCGAATAACTCTTTGATTATGAACCTAGATTTTGAAGGTACTTCTAATGCTCTAAAGAGGAGGCGAGCAAAAGCTTTGCTCCATGAGCTAGGTCATGCTTACTTTGCTCACGAAGCAAGCGGTGATAACTATCTATCGGCTTTGCGTCTTTATAATAAGACGATTCTTTCAAGTGGCGTTGAGCTAATGCGGTATCGACCAGATACTCCAGATCCTCTATTAAACTCTGGTTTCTTGAGTCAGTATCATATGCAGAATGCCGAAGAAGTCTTTGTTCAGACCTTCTCTCAGATTCTGTTCTCAGAAGCAGAGGCTGTCATTGGAACATGGAATCCAATGCAAGTCAGTCGAACAAAGTTTGTGCTGGATAAGATTGCAACCAGTGTTGCACTTGCTGCCACATTATTTGACAGCTCAGAGCACTATGCAGCTGCAAAAGAAATCATTGACTCTATTACAGACATTGATAATAAAACAAAGTCATTTATCTCAATGCCAACATTGGCTAGAGCATATGGTAATCTTCATAACATGCTTGATTCGGTTGATGATCTAGCAGAGTATAATAAGAAGCTTGATGCTGAGTTCCCTGATAGGGATATGAAGCTATATCATCTAAATAAAGCTGAGCTAACTCTATTTAAGAATAGTAGTAAAGATCCCGGCTTCATAATTGCAATGACCATTATGAAGGCAGATCAAAAGAGCTTTGTCGATGCTAATGGTAACTTTACTCGCGGTATTAATGATCTAGTAAAAGCCTACAAGGAATACAAACTAGCTCAACTAACCTCAATGCAAATTAAAGTAGCATTCTTGGTTGGCACTAATGACTATAAGACACTAAGAGGATTGGATAAGTTTGATAGACTCGATTTTGTAAAAGACGAGTTGTTCTCTCTTTATACCCGTGAGTTTGTGAATGGCAAATCAAAGCAAACAATCCTACCAGCTACTTATGAAGACCTAGATGTTTTACGCAATCTAGATACAATGGATTATCTAAATCCCACTGGTAGCAGTGTTCCTTATGCTGTCGGTTTCTTTGGAACAACGGGTGATATTCTAATTGATGCTATTGAGTCAGTCGTTCCTACCGGAAAAGCTCTGACTTCTGATACACTATCTGCAGAACAAGTATCTGCACTAGTTGGAAGCTTAAGAGTAGACGATGCACTAACCACCAATCTAATAGACCAACTCCGAGTTTACTTGGATAACATTGGATTGGAAGAGCTAGCCGATGTTGTTACAGAAGCACAGCATCTTGCGTATATTCAGGAACTGAAAAACGAAGGCATGTTAGATATAAAAGAAACTGTCTTTGAAACTCCTGAATTTAAAACATGGTTCAAAAATAGCAAAGCTATAAATAAAAAAGGCAAACCACTTGTTGTATATCATGGATCTCCTGCTCAAGAAAATTTCCCTTCTTTTAGAAAAGATAAGTTAGGTTTGATTTTCTTTAGTGAAAATTCTAGTTTTGCTGCAGATTATACGCAAGGAATTGGTAGCATTTATTCTGTATATTTACAAGCAGAAAATCCTTTTGATTATAGGAATATTAAACACCTAAAAATTATTGAAGATGGTTTAAGATCTGGCAAATTATCTATTTCAAAAATTCTAAATCAAAAAATTAAACCAGATAATTTAGATTATGAGATAGATCAATTATTAAATAGTATTGAAAATGGTTATTGGGAAACATTGGAAAATGCTGAGCTAGTAAACTTCATTAAAAACAACGGCTTTGATTCTCTTCGCGTAAAAGAAATAGGACCAAATGGAAAAGATGTTATTAATTGGGCTGTATTTGAAGACACTCAAATAAAATCTACTTATAACCGTGGAACCTTTGATCCTACTGTTGGAGATATGCGAGCAGAAGTTATAGAACCTACTAGAGCAACTCCAGAATGGCCTAATAAACAAATAGCTACTACATCTCTTGCTTTGATGTTAAAAGAAAAACTATCAGTAGATCAAATCAAAGTAATCTTGAAAAACAATCTTTCAAGTTCTATGTATACTTATCTAATCAATAACCACAAGACACCAAAGAAATTGATTGGAGCAGTTAGTAAGTTACTGGAAGAGGATGGTATTGTTCTAAACGAAGACTCTAAAACATGGGGTATTAGAACAAGCAAGCCAGCAACTAAAGTTACGGCGGCTGCTCAAGAAGCAGCAGTTAGCTTTGAATCTACAGTTCTAACAAAGGATAATCTGGTCGATGTTGTTTCTCGCATTATCAAGCAATCAATGCGAGGAAATGCTACAGATGATTACTTTACTGGTGCTGCTAGTAGCATGATACTGCCTAAACCCGATTCTAAAGATATAGGTAAAAATGCTTATATCGGTAATTTAGAATTGGTATTATCTAAAATTGAAAATGGTAGTTTAAAAACTGCAAAAGATTTAATTGGTTATATTCATGCTACAGCTGCTAATATGAAAAAACCCAAAAAATCTAAAACAGAAGGCTTAGAAACTCCAGAAGGCGTAGAGAAAACTGTTGTTGAGGGTCGCCCAGCTACCGCTGCTGATAGAATTGTCACAACTAAAAAAGACATTCGTAAGACGATTCTTACAGAAGCTTTGGATTTAAACACAGCTACAAATGGTAGATTACTTACTGCAGAAGAAACAGAACTTGTTAATGTATTTACTGCAGCACCAACTAATAAAGAAGCTGGAATTAAACTTGGAGTTTCAGCGTCAACAGCAAGTCGTTATAGAAGAACTCTAATTGCTAAACTTATTGATGTCTTTGCACAATCAACTATTAGTTTAGATAGTAATAGAGATCAGATTGTCTCTGGTCTGAATAAATACTTTGACACTGTAGAGAAAAAAGTAAATGCAGCTAAGCCAAACAGTGAAGAGACTGTTATTAAAAAGGCAAAAGAAAAGAAGCCAAAGCCAGAAGCAGATCCCGTTGTGTCTGGAGCAAGAGCTTTGCAAACAGCGGCTTTAGCAGAAAAGCTAAGAAACAAGAATCCAGAAGCTGTTATTGTTCCCTTACCAAAAGATGCTGAAGGTGTTATGTATAAGGTTACTGATGAAGTTACTGGTAACGAACCAGAAAAGGTTCTCCGTACTTCTGAACAAGCTGATGCTATTATTCATGGATCACCAACAGCATCTAAAGAAGCTGTAGCATTTGTACCAAAGAAGCCTCTGCCCATGAACTATGGGACTAGTACAGATCTAACATCACAACCAAAGAAACTAGAAAGCACTCTTAAGAGCGCAAGTAGACTTGGTGTTGATGCTCTTGTATTTAAGGATGGTTCTGTAATTCCTGTCAATATCGAAGAACTTCCAGTTATCGGTAAGACAGAAGTTAAGAAAGAACCTGATGCTGAGCCTGAAGTTACTCTCACTGTTGAGAACAAGAAGCCAGTACTTAGCGTTATTTCTAGAGAGCGCAAGCCACTGGAACCAAAACCAAAGAAGGAAAACTTCCCTGTTAAAGTTGAAAAGAAGAAGCTGCCACGCAAACCAAAAGCAACGACAGCTGCTCCTGAAACCACAGGACCAAGAATCCCAATGCCTCCTAAGAAGGAGGTTCCTGTTGAAAAGACTCCAAGTGATCAAGTAAAGACACCTGAGGTTGATGTCGTTGAGCGCAAGGTCAACGAAGATCCTAAACTTTTACGACAGTCTGGAATGGATTCTAACTTCTTGAAAACATTCATTAAGAAGTATTGGGAGTCAAAGGTTGAGGCTGATGGTCGCAATACAATGACACCCATGTTTAAGAAAATGTGGTCACACTTTGTAAATGTAAACCAATACATTGCAGATGCCAATAAAAGAATCCTTGGTGATGACATCATGGATAAGTTCTGGGCAGCTGTTGATCGTATTCGTGCGGAGTCCCTACGACTAAAAGTAACTGAAGGCCCACAGGGAAAGAAGCCCTTGTCGTACCGCCAGATTCTAGAGCAAGCAGCAAAGGAAGTACAGGTCGAAGGTAAGCCTGAGTTTGTAATTCCATTGTTGCCTGACGAAGTTAAGTTCGTTAAGGAGAATGAAGCTGGTGATTACAGGCTTTCTGCCCGAAGCAAGAAAGCCAAGGAAATCATCAATGCTGCTGGAGAAGATCCAGTTATTCCTCCACCCCCAAGCGCAGATGCCATTGTCCGCGCTGGTGAAGGTCAGCCTGAAGTTCCCGTAGTTGCGGAGCCTGAGCCACCAACACCAAAAGAAAAGCTTATTGGTCAGGGCATCAATCAGTCTGAGGGTGGTGCTTCAAGACTGCTGCGCTTGAACAACCTTGTTGGTTGGATCTTTGGTGGAAACCAGAGAGAGAATCGAACTTGGTTTGAAAACTTAATGAACAAGGGAAGCAACGCAACTCAAAGTGCAACTCAGCTTGGCAACACTCTTAGAAGCCAAGTTGATATGTTATCGTTTGTCTCCAGATTCTTTGATGATACAAAGACACAGACAGGTCACTTGGTTGGTGCAGGAAAGACTGCATTCAGAACCGCTATGCAGCTCCGGGCAGAAGAAGGTCGCTTAATGACCCGAATCTTCCGCGAGTATGCTAAGGTTCATAACCTTGTTCCTAGACTGACAAGCGATGTACGGTCTGCTCTGGATATGTATATTTATGAATCTCTATTCAAGAATAGACAGCCAAACAAAGCAGACCTAGTTGCCTTGGGTATTCCAGCATATCAAGCTGAGGCTGTTGCAAAGCAAGCATCCTTGGTAATCAAGTCTGCTCAGATTGCAAACAGAAACATACTTGAGCTGGAAGCACAGACAGGACGCATGAGCATTGTGGATGAGAACGGTAATCCCGTTTCCTCAACAACCTATGCTCCTGTTCAGTTGGATCACGAAGGATTGGCACGGCTGGACCAGAACAGCAGAGCTGCGCTTATTAAGGCAATGGTTGCTGCTCGTACAAATCGTAAGCTAAATGATCCAATGCTAGATATAAATACCATGATTGTAATGGGCTGGCTAGATGTAGCCTTTGATGAGGATGCAAAGACACTGAATGTATTTGCAACTGATCGCACAATCAAGTATTCAGAAGCTTCAAACATGTTTAGTAATGAGACATTGCTAAAGTTATTCGACGCTGAAATCAAGAAGGAAGGAATCACTGGTCGTAAGTCAGATCTTCTCAAGCTGCTCCGAAAGAGCAACCCAGAGAAATACTTTGTCTTGGAGTTCGATGATAAGTATGTTATCTATCGCATTCCAGAAAAGGTTACTGATCTAGCACCAGCTGATAAGGCTAAGTACATGGAAGCCGTCAAGGGCAATACAGCAATGTATACCGAGAAGTGGCGCAAGCAACTTAACAATCAGAACCTGATTGAACGGGAAATGAAGGAAATACTCAAGTATAAGACTAAGCAGTATCCCTACAACAACCCCGATGACTTCAACTCAGTTACGAAGCAGCCTTTCTTCAAGATTGATCCAGAAGGAAAGACAGTTCTCCCAATCAGAGGACTCACTCCAGAAGAGTTACTGGCTGCTCCAGAAACCAGAGCTGTACTACGCACAAACCTAGCCGAATCATACTTCTACTTCCTGAAGGGCCGACACTTTGAGTTGGCCTTCCAGAGAGAGCTGGATAGAATGTTCGGACAGACAGGAATCACAATCTTGGATGTGTTTGACTATGTAGAAAAGACAGGCTATGAGAACTTTGAAAAGATAGCTGAGCTGGCTAATTGGACTCCTCAAGAACTAAGCACCGCCCAAAAGGGTTTGGCTGAAGGCTTGAAGAGACTGAGAGAGGAATATCAGTTCAATGCTGATACCCTACCCTACCTCAATTCCGAGGTTGGACACTCAGCCAGAATTGGTCTAGCCGCTATCCGCTTCAAGTTTTCAGCTGGCTATGGTATTTCAGCTTTCACTGAAACCTTGGCAGAACTTGCAAAGCAAAGTCCTGAGTTCTATAGTATTCCAAAGAATATCGTTAATGCCTTGCGTTATGTATTGGCAGACTACAGATTCTCAAAGCAGAAGCTTTTGGAATCTGACATTGGCGATATGACCTTTGTTCTAGAAAACTTCAGGACGGATCTTGCCAACCGTTTTATGGGAGAGATTGGATATGGATCGTTCCGTACAGACTCTCGCCTTGGAACCAAGGTTGCAAACTCAATGCTCAATATCCGAGATGCTCAAGGTGGCCTTGAAACAGCGACCAGAACATTTGAGGAAGCGGGTAAGTGGATGCAGAGCATCGGCTCACTACAGGCAGTCACCAATGGAACCCGTGCTTTGGCTAAGCAGAGAATCCAGAGAATGATCTGGAAGCATATCCAAAAGGGTAACATTGAAAGACTGTTTGATGTGTTGCAGGAGTCTGCTACCGCCGATGAGTTGGCTCAGCTAAAGAAAGCAGCTGCTACCGACAGTAAGGCAGAAGCCGCTCTTTGGAAGAAGTTTGCTGGCCTTGCCAGACACCAAGCCAAGTTCGGAGATGCCAATGAAGCTGCCTTGTTCCTGAAGTATGGTCTGACCACCAAGGAACAAATTGTCCATCTCAAGTGGGCAATGGAAAAGGCAGGACATAAGGATGGTAGAATAAACATCTTTAATCTCTTGGATATCCATGAAGATCTCAGGGATAATCCAGTAGATGGATTCAGTTCTGATATTCTTGAATCAGCCATTTCAGCTTATGCTCATATGGTTGAAGACCTGATTATCAAGACAGCTACCTCTGAACTTAAGGGCTTGAATAAGATCACCTCCTTGGATTCCAGAAGTGCCTTGGGTAGAATGTGGTATGCCCTTACCTCTTGGGTACGGTCATATCAAGACAATGTTATCTTGGACTTCGGAAGCCGTAGTACCGTCAAGTATCTTGCCAGTGGTATATTCCTATATGCTGCTCTGGATACCATTGTCGGTCTATTTAAGGAATGGTTGGCTGGTCGTGAAACCGAGGATATGCTAAAGGAGCTGGAAGAACAGCCCGGTCAGTATGTCCTCCGTGGAGTATCCAGAGTTCCCTTCCTAGGTCTTGCCAATGGTCTGGTTGAGTCTGGTGTCAGTACCATCTCTGGATTGACCGGAGGTACTTACAAGTACTATGGTATCCCCCTCATGCCAGCTGGTGCTGGAGCGGGTATGGGAGCCATTGAGACTGACTATAGGAACATGACAAAGATCGTACAAGATCCCTTGTCAGCCAGATCCTTGAAAGCAGCTAGTGATCTATTCGGTGCTACCTCCTTGGTAAACCGTAGCCCCGTAGCTATCCCTGTCCGTTTGCTTGAGGATATGAATACCTTCAAGGAAATGGATGCCATTCAAAAGTATTTGGATATGGTTCAAAGAGATCCATACCCATATTCCAAGAAAGCTGCTAGTAAGTTTAAACCAATTGAATTGGATTACCAGACTACCCCAAGGAACTACGCCTTGGAGCAGCAGATGGCTACCCAAGCTATGCAAAGAGAGATGGCTAGAAGACCTATGCCACAACCTGAGTCACCCAATACATTCCCAATGGTTAACGACCAGAAGGGTGTATCTGAAAGACTAGGAGAATTGTTAGATTAAACCATAGGGGATACCTAGGGAAACCTAGGTATCCCCATTCTTTTAACGACCAGTATTGTCCAATCTAGGTCACAGAGTGACCAATAGTTGGGGCTACAGAAGATATACCATAGGGATAACCTAGGTGTCTATGGATATCCCCTATAGGTTTTATTATTGTTTATGTATAGTCTTAGCTAAGACCCCTAGGTTAACCTAAGTATATCCCTTGTTAACCACGGTTAATATAACAACAATAATAAACCATAGAACAGAGCACTCCGGGGTTTAACCCCCCGGTTTGATCCCTTGTCGATTTCCGTATGGTTTGCCGGGGCTAGGATGCCCGGAGAACCGCAGGGACAGCGAAGGTGGCCCTCCGGGTCATCCACAACATAAAACCCCTTATAGGGAATCCTAGGGCTGTATGTGTTTTAGAGCTGTCGATTTCCCCGGTAAGTCTTTTGAGACTCCCGTAAGTGTTTTGCATAAAGGTTAAAGAAAGTTTAACTTTTAGGAAAATCGACTTAGGGGTAAAAAATTAGCGAAGGGGTATCCCCCCTAATCCCCCCGGCCC